ACACGGTCGCCAAAGAGGTGAATACGGCGGCAATGGTGGAAAGTGCCCGTGCCGCCAAGGTCAACGCGGCTGCCTATGAATCTATGGGCATGGCCATAGCCAAACAGGCACCAGCGCTGACAGGCAACGCACTGGCCTGGAGTGAGCTGAGCAAGGGCATGGGTGGTGCAACTACCACTGCGGCCAATGTGGCGGTGAAGTTTGAACAGGCCGCAGCACCCGTGAGTGCGCTGAGCCGGGGGCTAGGCCTGGTGAGCGGTGCCTTCAGTGTGGTGGCCAGAGCTGCCGCGCCCCTGCTGGCCCTGGATATTGCCTTGCACTTCAAGGAATACGGAACATGGATTGGCGAAGCAGCCGCCAAGCTGATGGGCTACAAAGACCGCACTGAGGAGATGACCCGTGCGGAAAAAGTGGCAGCCCAGATTGCGGCTGATGCTGCTGAGCAACGCAACCGTATGGCCGCTGCCACCCAGGCGGCCATTGACAAACAGTTTGAATTGACCAAGGCTGGTGGTGTGGCCATTGCCGAATTTGACAAGCTCACGAAGGCGGGCAGTACTGCTGGCGAAGCGGTAGCCAAAATAGGCAAGGATTTTGACCTGGCCAGCATACCCGGCATCAAGAATGCTGCAGCTGTGCTGGACAAACTGGCGGCTGACAGCAAGATCAGCGCTACCGAGTTTCAAAAGACCTGGGCTGATGCGCTCAAGGGTGTTGACCTGGCAGTGTTTGAGGTGCGGGCCCGCGCTGCTTTTGCGGGTACCGCCCGCGAGGCTGAGCGCCTGGCGCAAATGCTGGACGTGACACTGCGCGAATCCGTCAAACGCACTGGGCTTGACTTTGACGTGATCAGTGGTGGCATGGGCAAGGCCGCCGTGAGCGCCATCAACGACACCGAGGCCATCATCAAGGGCCTGGACCGCCTCAAAGCCATGGGTGTGGACACCGCCCAGGCGCTGACGGCGAGTCTGGGCAAAGGCATCAGCACCGCAGACAGCCAGAAAGCCATTGAAGCCGTGCGGGCCCAGATTGAGGCGGTGCGCAAGGTGCTGGGTGACAAGGTGACCGATGGGTTGCTTGACCAGGCCAAAACCAAGGCGCTGGAACTTAAAGATGCGCTGGACAAAGCCAAGCCGGGTATTGACGGTTTGCGCGAGGCGATGAAGGAACTTGGACTCACATCGCGCGCTGAATTGCAAGCTACAGCAAAAAAAGCTGAAGATGCCTATGGCGTGATCAAGGCCAAAGGGCAAGAAGAGGGCGAGTCGTATGTGGCCTGGCAAGCGCGAAAGCAGCAGGCCGCCCAAGTGATGCTTGACCGCATGATTGCAGCCAATGGCGGGGTGGCCACCGAGGCCATCAAAGCACGTGCGGCAATGGAAGGCCTGCAGGTGCAGACGGACAGCACCGGTAAATCGATTGTGGCGGCGATGGGTGGCGCGTCTGATGCTACCCAGCGTTTTGGTGGCCATGTGCGCGATACCACGGCGGACATCGACCGCCAGGCGGAGTCCCTGCGGGTGCTGCAAGCCATAGCAGATCGCTCTGCAGCCCCCAAGTCAAACCGCGACAAGATTGATGCTGATAACCCATACGGCAAAACATCTGATGGCCTGACCGCCAATAAAGACGGATCTGCCAAGGGCACATTCAACAGCACGCTGCCAATCGACCAAGCGTACAAGATTAAAAACGCCGTAGATACCGGTCAATCAGTCAGCATGACCCAAGCCGAGTTTGATACTGCCAAAACACAGGCAACGAATGCGCTTAACTTCCTGCAGGAAATGAGCAAGCTGTCAGCTGGATCGGTATCCTTTGCGGCGTTGCAAGATGCACAAGCCCTTGTGAATGCCACAAATACAGGCCGGGTAAATATTACGGACAAACCAACCGCCACCCAGCAAACCCAAACCCAGCACACCTACACCGTCAACGTGAGCGGCTATGGCAGCGTGAACGTGGCCAGCGATAGAGATGCCAACGCCCTGCAAAACATCATTGCCGAGCTGGCGCGCGCCAAGCTGTCAGCCTGATCAACTGGATCCACTTTATGGCCATTACCCTGACCCACGCTGCCAGCATCACCACCGTGACGCTGCCCGATGCCCTGAGCTGGGCCGATGAATACAGCTGGAGCCCGGTGGAGCAAACCAAAACTTACACCACCACCGGTGCGCTGCTGATTGAAGAGGGCATCAAGCAAGCGGGCAGGCCGATCACCCTGGAGGGCGCAGCGGATCGCACCTGGTGCACCCGCGCCCTGGTGGACGTGCTGCGCGGCTGGGCGGCCACGCCAGGCGTTGTGCTCACGCTCACCCTGCGTGGTGTGGCCCACCAGGTGACCTTTGACCATGAAAAAGGTGCGCTGCAAGGCCTGCCAGTGATGTTTTATGCCGATGGCGCAATAGCCAGTGATGACTGGTATGTGCCCACCCTACGTTTTCTGGAGCTTTAATGACAATCCTTTCCACCGACATCAAACTACTCGCCAGCGAGCGCATGACCGACACCAGCGATGGTGGCGGGCGGCGTACCAGTGCCGTCATCCCGGACGGGGTGGCGGGCAATATATTCCCCAAGGTGAGCCGCCTGGACAGCGTGTATGGCCGGACCAATTTGCGCAAGATTTTTGGTCAGGTGGACACCGCCAACGTGGACGCCTACGCCGGAGCCATGGCTGTGGTAATGACCCCGCCAGTGAATGAACGAATCCATGTCAATCTGTTTTCCACTGACAGCAGTTTTGACGACCGCACTGCTGCGCGCGACCGCATTGAGAGCTACCTGATTGCAGGCCCCGAGTCGCGCATGACGCTCTACGGTCGCCAACTGGTGGGGCAAGGGGCTATCCTGGCGTACCAGTTGGAAGAAGACACCCTGCCTGAGCCCGGTGACGTGTATTGCCTGAGTTCGGAGACAGGTGCCGTAACTGGTAACCAGCAGTATGTGAGGGTGACCGATGTGACGCACGAGGTGCGCACGTTTACCGATGCAAGTGGTTCGTTCACCCGGCGGGTGATCACGCTCAAGATTGGCTCCACATTGCGCTTTGAGTTCACCGGGCCGGACACACCGTCGCGGTATTCGTCGGTGGCCCGCCCAACCCTGATCCGCCGCACCAACGTGGCCGATGCCTCACGGTATTTTGGGGTCAAGAAAGTGGCGCTTGCCGGGGCCCAGGGGGACTTGACGCTCAAGCTAGCATCTGTGTACTCGCCGATTGTGCCAAGCACCCAGCGTGAGACTCCTGTGAGCGATGTGTCACTGGCCGGGGCGCTGCCATTTGTGCCCGCTGGTCTGGCCAATACGCCGTTCAAGACTGTATTCAAGGTCCACGACACTTACGGCGCTCGCGTAGACATCCCCCATGTGATCACGCTGGGTCGGGCCGTTGTACCCGGTAGCCTACACCTGACTATCGCAGTATCTGATCCTACTTTCTCCACGGCAACCAATATCGTTGATGACGGGGCGGGAACGTTCCCTGGACTGGACTGGTTGGCCTGGCACATCTCAAACTGCAAGATCGACTACGCAGGGGGGATCATTACCCTGTCTGCCCGGAACGATGGGTTCTACGGCAGCGGAGTCTTTTACGAAAATATGTGGGTCAATGCTTCCTACATTCCCGCTGTACCTGACAGTCAAACAGCACACAGCCGCGCTATCGACATCACTACGGGTAGCCGAGGCACGGTGCAGGTTCAGACGCTATTACCAACCCCTGCCAATGGAACGTTGGTGCTAGATTTTCGGGCATTGGGCAAGTGGTATCGGCTGCGCGACAACGGGCTAGGGGTGATGGTGGCCGACGATCCATCCTACGGCACCGGCAGCATCAATTACACCAGTGGCGCGATGGTGGTCACCCTGGGATCGCTACCTGATGTTGACAGCGCCATTCTGATGTCCTGGGGTTCGTCGGTGCACTACGTGGTCAAGGCGGGGGCAGCGTCGGACGTGGGTGTTGGGCTTAAGCAAGAACTGCAACTACCTACTTTGCCTGTGGAACTTGGATCACCGGTAGTGACTTGGGTAACCAATGGCGCGACAAAGACCGCAACTACAACAGGTGTGACCTTGAGCGGGCATGCCTCTGGCACGCTTGACCCTGGCACGGGGGTCATCACTATGGCGTTTACGGCCAGTCTCCCCGATGTGGGAACCTTGGTAACCGTGAATTACAACACCCTGTCCGCAAGTGGAGCTACCCCGACGCGAGTCGAGTCGTTTATGTCCGTCGCAAACCCCACGTCTTTCACTCTCCCCTATGTTGTAGCTCCTGGGTCACTGCATATGGTGGCCAAAGCAACCGCCTTGACCGTTAGTGACCTTGATATCCCGCTGATGGATGACGGAAATGGTCATATTTTTACCGTTGCCAGTGACCTGAATTTAGGAACTGGGCTTGGTCATATGCGTTTAAGGGTGTCATCGGTCAATGTGGGCACAATTAACTATGCAACGGGGTCTGTAGCGCTTACCGGGAGTTTTTCAACGGACCGCGACGTGTGGTTAGGTGACGGCACGGCATGGGTGCAAATAACGGATTCAGCAGGGGTTTTTACAGCAGGCACCTACACCTACCAATTCAACACCGGGGGCGCGGCTACCAGCGGCGCGGTGACTACCACGTTTACCCTGACAGCCGCCCCCCTGAAAATAGACCTGACAGCCACCACCAGCCTGCCCATCGTTCCGGGGTCAGTCCGGTTTGGAATGTGTGAGCGCGACTACATTGACCGCGCGGGTGTGCTGTACCACGATTTTGAAATACCAGCCGATGGCTCGGCGGTAGAAACAGGTGAGGTAGGCTCCATTGACTACAGCACCGGCATCGCCACGTTGCACCTGTGGCTCAACAACAAGCCCGCAAACTTGTCGGTTCAGACATGCCTGACTTACTACGGCCAGTGGACGGCCAGCAGCGCCAATTTCCGCACAGCAGGTGCCCCGTTGCGCCCTGGTAGCACCTTCATTCAGGTAACCTCACAAACGGGTGACTTACTGACCGCAACTGCTAACGAGGGCGGGGTGTTGACAGGAAGTTTTACCGATGGCTCAGTAGATCAGGAGACGGGTGTGGTCTTTGTACGCTGGGGTGAATGGCTCACGGCGGCGGGCAATGAGACACAACCCTGGTATGAAGTGACCAACGTGGTGGGGTCGCAAGTCTGGAAGCCCCGCGAGGTGTACCCGGACACCCTGCGCTACAACTGCGTTGTGCTGAGCAACTTGCCGCTAAGCGCAGATGTGCTAGGTCTTGACCCTGTGCGCTTGCCGTCTGATGGACGGGTGCCAATTTACCGCCCCGCAGACGTGGTGGTGATCCACAACACCAAGAGCCTGACCCTACCCAACCCGGCAGTGGCATCGGCGGTGTACAGCATGAGCCGCACGGTGTTGTCCGAACTGTGGCTGCTGGATGCCACCGGGGCGCGAGTCCCCATCAGCAAATACGTTGTCGGCCTGAGCGCAGGTACAGTAACGATGGCGGCAGACCTGAGTTTGACTGGCATCCCGCAACCGCTGGTTGCCAAGCACCGCATTGAGGAACTGAACTTGCTCAGCGATGTGCAGATCAACGGTCAGATCAACTTGACCGGCCCACTGACCCGCGCCTATGACCTCGACACCTACGTGTCGAGCGCCCTGTTATTTGGCGACATGTTTGCACGTGTGACGGGTGTGTTTGACCAGGGCACCTGGACAAATGAGTGGCAGGACGCACTGATTGGCTCACAGGCAACGGCGCAGTACAACACCATTGACCACCCACTCGAAGTGCTCAACAACGGCTGTGTGCGCGAACGCTGGCGCATCAACTTCACCAGCACCACGGCATTTCAGGTGATTGGCGAGAACCTGGGTGTGATCACTACCGGAAGCACAGCCGCTGACCTGTCACCTGCCAACGGGCTGACCGGCTTGCCGTATTTCACCCTGCGCGCGGCAGGCTGGGGCACTGGCTGGTCTGTGGGCAACCAGTTGCGATTCAACACCATCGGAGCCACGGCCCCAATCTGGGTGGCCCGGACGATATTGCCCGGTGCAACCCTGACGGGCGACAGCGTGGACTTGCAACTGCGTGGCGACGTTGATGCATAACCAAACTCGGGGACATTAAATGGCAACTTTCAAATTAGCAAACGCATCGTTGGGCGTACTGGCAGCGGCGCTGATCGCAGACCTGGACTCGGCGGCATCCCCTGCGTACATCGAGGTCTACGATGGGACGCAACCCGCCACACCGGCCACTGCGATCACGACCCAGGTCAAGCTGGGCACGGCTACCATGAGTGCTGACCCGAGCGCGACCAACAGTGCGGGCCTGATCACTTTCAACGCCATTGTCCAAGACAACGCTGCGGATGCCAGCGGTACGGCAACCTGGCTGCGGATTTACAAAGGCGATGCGACGGTGTGGGCAGACGCTGACGTGGGCAACCTGGCCAGCAGCGCCACGGCCAAGATGAACACCACGACCGTTGTGTCCGGTGGCCCGATCCGTGTGAACGCCTTCACGATTCAAGTGGGCTGATCATGGCGGGCGATGCGAACTATGGCGATGTGGTGCTGTTGTTGCATGGCAATGGAGCGAATGCCTCAACATCATTTACTGACAATTCCCCCGCACCAAGGGCTGTCACCCCCGCAGGTAATGCACAAATCAGCACAGCACAGAGCCAATTCGGTGGATCATCCATGCTGTTTGATGGTTCAGGGGCCACGCTGAGCATCCCCTACAGCACCGACTTTGACATAGGCACGAACTACACAATAGAGGCATGGGTGTGGAAGCCTGCAACAACAGATTTGTGCGTTGTGTCGAGCCGCAATGCCGGAAACATTAATTACCACTTGTTTGTCGGCGCTTACGTATCCATAGACACTATATCCTCGGGTGGAACTTTATCTCTTGCAGGCACCACGGCTGTCACATCGAACGCTTGGCATCATGTTGCAGCCACCAAAGATGGAAATACCTGGCGAATATTCCTGGACGGTAACCTCGAAGCGTCAGGAACTGTGAGCGGTACTTACGCCGCGACAGGGGTGCCCATCGTGGTTGGCGCAACATCCGCTGGCTACTACTTTAACGGATACATTGGCGACCTCCGTATTACCAAGAATGTTGCTCGCCACACCGCGAGTTTTACACCCCCCACAGAAGCCTTTCCAGACGGGAGCAATTCCATATCTGGTGTGGTGCATGACTCATCAGGTGCACTCTGCGCTCGCATTGTGCGGGCGTATCGACGCGATACTGGGGAATTGATGAGTGCCACCACTAGCGATGCTGCAACAGGTGCATACAGCTTGCCATGCGGGTCCGAGGAAGTCACCTTGGTTTTCTTGGACAACGCCTCGTCCGGCACTTATTACAACGACTTGGCGCAACGGGTGATCCCCGCCTAAACCATGGCGTACACCCGACCGTCTGCCAGCGCGGCTGATGCAACCTGGCAAGGTGCGGCACCCTACACCCGACCGTCTGCCAGCGCGGCTGATGCAACGTTTGTTGAATCCAGCGGTGTTGATTGCACGATTGCCGCAAGCCTGGCGATCACTGCGAGTCTTGCCGTGTCGTTTGGGTCTGTTGAGATTGGCTCGTCGATTGCATCAGTCGTTCCCATTACCGCGTCAATTTCGGCTGACCACGGAGTTGCAGCCGACATTCACGCTGTGCTCACTGTCGCAGCGGCATCTGGCGTGGCACATGGTGTTGCGGGTTCCGTGGGTGCGGCCGTAGGTATCGCAGGCGCTTTCGACATCACGCACGAGCGGTATGAAGTACGTGGTGTGACACAGATCGGTGGGGTGTTGGTAGATCGGCGGGTGCGGGTCTACCTACGTGAGACAGGCGCGCTAATTGCACAAGGCGATACCGTAGCTGGTGCTTTCCATTTGGCCACCGGCTTTAGTGCTGGCGGCGGTGAGGTCTATGTGATACCGATTGATTTGAGCGGCGGTGCAACCGATTGGACACCCCCCATAGCCAACCGGGTTGTGCCCACGCTGGCTATGGATACCTGATCATGCCTGCGCAGATCGCATCAGGCTTGGTACTGGACTACGGGACGCAGGGTACCCAACAACCTGCGTCGGGCCTGGTGCTTGAATATGCTGCTACTGGTGGCTCTACTCTGCGGGCAACCGTGCAAATCAAAGCCCTATGGAGTGCGGCAGCGCTGGTCAAGGCATCGACTACCCTGGTCTACGGCAAGGCGACGATTAACGACCAGTCGGTTGACGCACCCTGGCGGGCGGGCACATCGCTTGACCGTGACGAGTCAGCCCCGTGGGGTGTGGCCGTCAAACAAGACGACTTTAAAGCAGCCCTGTGGGGCGGGCCAATGGTCGCCAAAGACACCGATGTATTGGCGAGCTGGATGATGTCCACTCGACAAGATGATTTTCTGGTCGCGCCATGGGGCGGGCCGATGTTCTCCGCTGATCTTCAGTCCGTAGCGTCTTGGCGCTTGTCTGAGAAACGCGACGATTTAATGGCTGCGCCCTGGGGCGGGCCGTTTCTGCAGGTGCAGATATTGAGCCTGTCACGCTGGCCTTCGTCCGCCCCCGCTGATGCGCTGCGCAAGGTGCTGTGGACGCAATATAGCCAGCAGTTGCACACCGACTGGTCGGTGGTGGTGCCTCCTGATCCCGAACTACCAGCAGCCCTCTTTTACATCTTGCCCGCGAGGTTTTACATGACTGCCCACACCATCTTTGCCCAGCGCCTTCCCGACCTGGCCGATATACCAATCTTTGAGGCCACCGTAGCGGCCGACTCTGGCAGCTATTGCTGGTCGCTGCAGGCCAGCGGCCCTGCAAGCCTGTTTGAGCTGCTGGCACCGGTGGACGGCCTGCCAGTGCAGCTGCGCGTCACGCTGGATGGCATGCCCTGGGTGTTTGCCATTGACGCGATAAGCCGTAATCGTCAATTTGGCCGGTCCGGGGTGAGTGTGCAGGGCCGAAGTGTCACGGCACTGATCGGGGCACCTTACTTGCGAGCCACAACCCGCGACAACGCTGGCGGCGCGCTGCTGGCCCAACAACTGGCAGTAGCCGCGCTGGACACCACTGGCATTGATCTGGATTGGGGCCTGACCGACTGGCTGGTGCCAGCCGGTGCCTGGAGCCATCAGGGCACGCCACTGGATGCCGTGCAGGCCATTGCCCAGGCGGCAGGCGGCTACCTGCAAAGCCACCGAAGCACCGCCACGCTACTAGCCCGCCACCCCTATGCTCAGCGCGCGGGAGATCTGCCTGGCGCGCCTTGGGGCTGGATGACTGGTGCTGCGGATGTGGAGCTGGCCACCGATGCACTGATTACAGAGGGCGTTGAGCGTAAAGATGGATCTGACATCAATGCTGTTTATGTGAGTGGCACCACCGCAGGCTTGTTGGCCCTGGTCAAGCGCACCGGCAGCGCCGCCGACAAGCTTGCCAGCCCGATCACAGATTCACTGATCACCCACGCCGATGCCGCTCGCCAGCGTGGCCTTGCCGTGCTGGGTTCTGCTGGTAATAAGTATGCGGTGCGGCTGGAGCTGCCGGTGCTGACCGGTTCCAGCGAGCCGGGGGTGCTGGATGTTGGCCAGCTTGTGCAGGTCAATGCCAGCATCCCCTGGCGCGGTCGGGTTCGGGCTGTCAGCGTGTCAGCCAAACGCCCAATCCTGCGCCAGACCGTTACTCTAGAAAGGCACTTGTCATGAGCACCAACCTATACAGAGCCTTGCGCGAGCTGCTGCCCGAAGCCCCGCTTCAGGTGGCCACCGTGGCCGCTGTGCATACCGCCACCGGCGACAGCACCATTACCTGGCCAGGTGGGGCTCAACAACGGGTACGGGGAGTGGGTGTAGCCGCTGGTGGGCTGGCCTTTGTGCGTAATGGCGTAATCGAAGGCGCTGCGCCTGGTTTGACCCCGGAAACGATTGAAGTGTGACGGCGATGATTAAAGTGAATCCCGTCTTACGACCTGTTATTAGCCTCGCGTGCTGGTGGTTCGGCTGCAAACCTAACTTTGAGGCGATGTGGCACGGAAGCGGATGTGTCCCGTGCGAGCGATGCGGAGCCGAAGATACAAGCTACTCAGATCACGTTGGCGACTCGCGCCATAACAGGACGGCGGATAGGCTGCGCTACTGGTTGTTTCGGCGTTGGCTGCCGAATAGATGCCCTGCATGCGGTGGGAGATTCAAATGCCGCTCTGACTTCGATTGCATTCCTTTTTGACGACTAACTGGGTTTCTACCCGCCACCAGGCTCTCAGTGTTTCCCACCACGTAATTTCGTTTCGCACAGCGTAACCAAAGTCGCGATACATTTATCGCATCAAATCCGACCCAAATATCTCAGCGCGCTTCACTCAGGTGCCGTGGCCGAAGGTGTTGACCCCACCGCCACGCCATGGGGCTTGAACGGACTGGGCTGGTTTCTGGTTCTGCTGCCGTTCTTGGTGTTTGCGCTGGGCTTTTTGTATTCCAGCTTGGTTCACAAACCCAACAGAGCGCTTGGTATTGACGAAGTAGCGTACAACTGACCATTAAATGTTGACTGATCTGCCAGGTGGTGCCATGATTTTATATGCCAAATCATGCTGTGGCGCTTATAAATAAAGCGCTAGAAGCTATATAAATAGTAGCATTCATGCCGCCATTCCCTTGATATGGGAGTGAGAGTCAAAGGAATGC